GCAAAGTCAGCCTCACAAATTTTACCACCCTTCCATCGTGAGATGAACACCTTCTTGACAGGGAACGTACCACCACGTGGCATGTTCTGCATGTTAGGGTCAGCGCCAGACAGACGGCCTGTCCCAGTGCGGTGCTGTAGCAGACGTACATGTAGCTTACCGTCAGGCTTTACGTGTGTCGCAATGCCCTCTACGAAGCTACTGAGGTATGTCTCTACGGCTGACAACCTACGAACATTCTGTAGGAATGACTCAGCTACCTTCATACCCTTGGAACGGGCAATGCCCTCAAGGAATACAAGGTTGTCTTTGCCTGTGCCAAAACCATTAGCACTGACCCACTTGGCATTGGGTGGTGTGAACTTTAGACCAGCAACACTGCTGATGTTGTTAGTAAACGTGTACCCACTAGCATTACAGTCAACACACTTGTTTGATCTGGCGTACTGTGTACCGTCCTTCTTGTTCTTCCATACCTGCCCACTACCTTTACATGTACGACACTGATGTGCCTTCTGCTTGTACAACTTCTCGCTGTACGCATTGACGTTGCGTCTGTACTCTGGGTCAGGCATACGTTCATCGAACAACTCTGCCCATAACTTCTTGTCGTGAGGCTTGCGGCTGTAGATGACCCATGACAATTGCTCTGGGCTGTTGAGGTTGATTGGTCTGTCACCCATTAGGTCAGCAGCTTGCTCCTCAAGTGCAACGGTTAGTACGTTACGCTCTTGCTCGAACTCAGTGCGAACGTCCATCAAGGCGTCCATGTCCACTTGAAAGCCACGCTGATAGATACGGGCAAGGTGTATGCACAACTGATTGGTCAACTGTATAGTTGGTATCAGTGATTTACATTCCTCGTATGATGTCTGCAAAACATTATACAATTGCTGGGTAGCATGTAGATCATGTGATAGGTACTCTGATAGTTCATCATGAGGTATATCACGTGTGGAATATCCATTCTTAAAGTACTCCTTCAATGTGTCCTGTTTCTTTGTGTCTAATTCGTAACGTTCTGCACACGCCTCAAGTGATAGCGGTTGCTTCTGTCCACGTTGCAGAACGTACTCACCCAACATGGTATCGAATACCTCACCGTCATACACAAACCCTGACTCCCATAGCCAAAGCAGATCATGCGGTGCGTTGTGTGCAATAAGTAGAGAGGTGGCATCCAATGCGTCTTGCACTATCCGCCGCCCCTCTGTGGTAGGCTGTTGCTCTGAGTGATCAAAAGTTATAATGTCTTCGTTTCCAAGATCATCTAGCATACCTACCATAACCAATGTATTAGATGGCTCAAACGGATCAAGGTGTAACTTACCATTCCGTTTGACCACTGTGTTCTCTACGTCTAGGGTTAAGTGTTTCATATCATCTCCCTCTAGTCGGACCATGTGTCCCATTCATCCAGTATTACAAAGTTGTTATCATATATATCTTGTGTCATGTCAACCCCTATGTCCTGTCGTATTACTTTTTCTACATTCAAGCTGTCTCTAAATTGTTCCATTGCGATAATCGCCTCATCAATTGTTAAGTCGTTTGCTTGCATGGCATTGTATAATCTTATCTCTGAATTAGATGATTTAGTTGGCATGTTAACTCTCCCTCTGTATATGGATGCTTGTCGTTCATCGTCTGTCATTGGTCTAATGTCACGTTTCATTATTGTATTCCCCTCTACCCAAACCATTTTGAATTAATTGTACAAAGCCTACGTTAAAGATAGCTGCGAATGTTTCTGGGTCACACTCTACCTGTATTGTAGCACTACCATCCTCATGTTCTTCTACTGATGTTACTTGTATTGGCTTGTTAATATATTCACTCATCATTGTATTCCTCTTGTTAAGGCTAACCATGATACAGGGTACAGGTTCTGCATCTCTGCGTCTATCTGAAACGCTACGTCCCGTGTCTCCCATTGTGTATCATTCTTTGTCCTAAGATTACACATATCTGCAAAGGCGTCAAGTGATCCAGACCAGTACCATTCTGTCATGGTGTTTTGTGGCAACACCATTCGTGCTTGCTCTTCACAAACTCCCTTAGCTAATAGGCTCTCATACAACATCCAAACAATACGCTGGGTTGTTGCTATGTTAATGTCTTGATCTTTCAACGCTGGCCCACTGCCTTGCTTCTTATCTGTTGCCTTACTACGCCACATCTCAGGCTCATGGAACTCAGGTTTATCACTGACGTACCTACGGCTGATCTCATTCCAACGTAAGAACTTATGCTTGACTAGCTGACGTGCCACAAATATTGGAGCCTTGATGTGAAAGGATACAAAGCAGTGACCAAAGGGTGACATGTGTTTGTGTTCAGCTAGATAGTGTACTAGCTTGGCGTCTTCTTCTTTTAATACGTTAGGTCCACCTACTCTACCACCAAAGGTAGAACGCTTACCAAACGATACACGGGCTGCATTAACTACGGATAGATCACTACCCATATAGTCTATAAGATTTGCTCTAATCATTTGTAATCTCCTTTAATACTAACATACATACCTTGCGATCTTGTACTCAAGGTCTGTGTGTACAATGCCGTGCCAGCCAGACAGTTTGTTCTTGACCACGTTGATGTGACGCTGGTTGTCTTCTTCTTCTTGACCCTCAATCGTAGGGTTCTTAGAGATCATTATCATCAGGTCAGCTTCTGCTGCCTTACCTGTACGACTACCTTCCATCATGGCTTGGTTAAGTACAACCTTACCCTCTGCCTCTGCAGATAGCTGAGACATATAGAACACAGCGCAGTCCTGTTGCTTGGCTATCTGCCTTGCTTGTATTGCGTTAGCCTTGAGTGATTCATCAGGCCGTGCAAAGCCAGCCATGCGAGAGAACTTGTCACCCATGTCTAGTATAACTATGTCAGGCTTGTATGACTTACACACTGACTCAACCCAGTTCATGTCACGTCCTGTGGCGTCCTTGAACATGATGTTGTCACGTATCTTGTTGAAGATAGTCATTGCCTCAGACTTACGCTTGACGATCTCGTGCTTGTCCATGCCAGTTGCGGCGGTAATGTAGCGGTGTGCTACACGGTGATAGCCTTCCTCATTACACAACACGATTGTCTTAGCACCCTGCCAAGCAAAGCCGCCCGGTCCAGCCACAAGTGAGGCATGGAAGGATGTCTTGCCAGTGTTAGGCCGTGCGCCTACCTCAATCAAGTGACCAGCGTTGATGCCCTCAACCTTACGTGTCAGTGTCGGTATGTTGAACGTCCACTGTGACTCAAGGTCAGTCAGGGCGAGGATAGTATCTAGGTCAATGTCTTCCCATTGTATCTTGAGGTTGGGTGTGAAGTCATCGCCGTATAGCTCAAGCATCTGACGCAGTGGGTCAAGGCTAGTCTTACTACCGTTGACGTAATCAAATCCAAGGTTGGCAATGTCCTCGCCTATCACCTGTTGGAATAGCTTAGACAGAACGTCTTGTGCTATGTCACTGCCCATAACTGCTTGCTTGTTTACCTGCCCAAACAGTACACTGTATGCCTGACGTTGGGCGGTAGTTAGTGTGGCGTTCTCTGCCATAAACAATGCTTCGATCTCCGCTGGTGTAACGGTGCGTTCGTACCGATCCATAGCACTGTCGATAGCTTGCTTGATCTTGCGTACATCCTTGCTGAACAAACGATCTGGGCAACGTGCGCCCTTGTGATCGTCATAAAATTCTTTGTCCATAAGGCTACGGATGAGGGATAGTTCCATTGTTATTCTCCTAGTGTTGAAAGGTTAGCCAAGTCGGTTGGCTCTCTGTATTTGAGGTCATCTTTTAGTCGTAGTACCTTGACGGTATCTACATAGCCACGTAATTCTTTCGCAAATTGTAATGTCTTAGGTAATGCATCGGGGTCTAATGCAATGATTGTCGTTGAGAACTGCGATAAGTATTCCTTGTGTCCAATGGATAGTGATGTACCCAACACTGCTACCCCAACACATACATCACTCTCGCCCACAACTGCAGCACTTACGCAGTCCTCAACAACTACAGCAGTTTTACCACGACCAGACACGTATGGCAAGTGACTTTTTCCATACCGTTTCCATTTAGGTAGCTTCCTACCCAATGATCTGCCCGTGGCGTCCACCATAACTCCACCATGTACAACAGGGAACACCACACGATGTTCTCTAACGTCATACAATAGCCCTAGACCTTGTGGGTTGATAGCCCACTCAGAACAGAAGTTCTGTATCGTACTGTAGTCTCGCACAAACCATTCAGGTCTAACGAATGTTGCAACGTGTGTCTCTTCTGCAACAAAGCCAAGAGACTTTCGTATGTCATCTGCTGTCAGTGCTACGTTAGTACCACCTGACAATGAACAACTTGCCTTGTAACAATTCCATACAACAGAACCCATGTTATTGGTAACAGTGAATGTGTTCTTAGTATTACATGATGGGCAAGTCATACGTCTTGTCTCACCACTTACTAGTGATAGATCACTTATGATATTATTTATATTCATATGTTATATCACTTTCTTTGTTACTCGTTAAGTACTCGATTGTACACTTATGTTTCTCTGTGTCAAGGCATTATTTGCAGCATCGTATGTATGCTTCATGTATGGTTTCACAGAAGACACATTATTGTGGCCTGTCACTGACATTAGTTGCCCAATTGGTACACCTTTGTCAATCATCTGTGTCACTCCTGTCCTACGTAGATCCATCAGTCGTAGTTCTTCTGGCAGTTTAGCCAGCCTCATTACCCTGCGGCCTACCTTAGACAGTCGCTCCATTGCATACGGTTTGTACTCACCCATCACTGACCTTGGATGTGGTGCTACGTATGATTGAAACCCAAACTGCACTGACTGTTCAATCAGCATAGCTGTTAGCTCAGGTGAGATGGGAAGCTCTATGTTAGCCCTACGTTTACTTTGTTCTAGTTTAAGTACCCTACCCTCTAAGTCAAGGTTGCTCCACTGTAGCGTCCTCATATCGCCCAGACGCTGACACCATTCGTATGCCATCTGTACTATCAAGCCAATACTTCTGTATTCATAGTCACTGTATGCTGTATCAAGAAACTTGATCACGTCCCCGTGCTGCCACACTACCTTGCGTTGCGGTGAACTGTACCTTTCAATCTTAGACCAAGGGTTCTGGTGCGTATGCTCCATCTTGATGGCGTAGTTGTACACCCTACTGGCACAGGTTGCGGCATGATTAGCAAAGCTAATGCCACGCTTGACCCATTCCTCATACGTAGCCTTAGCCATCTTCGATGTCACCATCTCATACTTACGTGTACCCAAACTCTGGTGGAGAATTGTAAGGAAGTATCTGTAATCCACTTTAGTATTGTCTCGTAACATATTGAAATCATTAGATTGATAGTACAGATTAATCAAGTCAGTCACTTTGCTCGTAGGTTTAATGCGTAGTATGCTTGACTGTGCCTCACGGTAGGTGTCAATGGTTGCGTTGTGTACCCTGACAATTTGTCGCACTTGCTTGAGGTCACTGCCGTACTCTTCTCGTACAACTACATCCTCATCCACAAGAACTTGCGGTGGGTTGAAGCGATACGAGATGTCACCCTTTGGAGACACTCGTTCTTGTACATAGCGTGGTAGTATAGGCATAAGTTATTTATCCTTTTCATATAGGTGGTGACTTTCTTTGAATGTTACTTCTGCATGGCAATTTGCACAGAGTACTTCACACTTTCTTATCTCTTCTTTTAGTTTAACCCAGCTCTTTTTAATTAATTTACTTACGTCAGTTGTTTTTTCTGCTGGGTTTATGTGGTGAAAGTGCAGAGCCGCTGGATTTTTCTTGTATCCACAAATGCGACAGCCAAACAACGTCTTTACCCTATCTGTAAAGGCCCTTAGCCTATATCTTTTAAATCTTGCGACCCGTGACTTAGTAATTCTAGCAACAGAGTTGGGCTTAGGTAAAAATTCCCTAGTAATCTTACCTGTTTTCTTATTCATATTATAGTTTGAAAACCTTTTATCTATTACCGTATCTCCATATCTCAGAGGCAAGCCTAACATACCTGCCTCTGTAGCATTTATATAAACATCATGTTTTCCCATGTCTACGCTACCTCAAGCAACGCAAACCTGTCATCACTGACCCACTTAGATACCTCTTGCTCACGTGACCACATAGACATTGCCTGTGTGTCGTTGCCTGTCTGCTTGAGGTTGAAACCGTTGCGTTCATCTGCATAGGTAGCGTAGTTAGTCATAGCACTATACAGTGCAAACTTATTGTGACCACGCACACCTGCCTCACTCATGTACAAGCTGTACATCTTCTCAGACTTACGCTTAGAGCCAAGCATGTCATCAAGCAGTGTGCTTACATCTACATACTTGAGGTCAGTCTGCGCCCACACCTGCATCTTCTCTGCTTGTGAGTAGAAGTCTGTCCTTGCACGGTTCAACTCATAGATGAAACTGTTCATCGTAAAGTTAGACGTGTTCTTCTTACGCACCTTGTCGTGATCACCAGAGATTAAACCATTGGTACAAAAGTAATCAATCGCACCAAAGAATACTTGGTTGCTACATGACCCATCAATACCATGTAAGCTGATGATCCTGTTACCTATCTCTGTCTCAAACTTATCTGTTGTGATCTTTGACTTGACGTTGGGCAGAGTGATGTCAAGCATAGCCCATGCACCATTACGTGCAGTACGGAAGGTGTAGTCTGCATCTTCTAGGTCATGGGCATTTAGTGTCTCAGTTGCAGTGTCAACTACACCACGAAAGAAATCTCCATGTGATGCACACTGAAAAGACTTACCAACAATACCAAGGGGTTCCCCTGTTTCATTATTGATTACGTACTTCTTGTCCTTCATACGTGTGTCCTCAAATGAAATGTCGAAGTCTAAGTTATATGGAATATCAAACGGCATATTGTTCTCCTTGTGTTTAAATATACGGCAACTGTGCCATAGTTGTAGTGGTATGTCCACCTATACTAGTAACGGTAAGCTATTCATAGAATACATGTGACCCATAAGTCACAGTAGTATTGAGTGATGCACTCCAGTACGGGTTAACGTACCTTGCATGGTAGTGTGTTGCACCCTTAGTTAAGTCAGGAACC